CGGGCGTTATGTCAACGACTGCGGTCTAAGATACTTTGACACCGTAGATTGGTCCGAACCGCTACGCACCAACGCTGTGCCGTTTAGATTCATGTCCAGATACACTCTACAACAACTGCGTAATTGGGTAACCAACTACACTAAACAAGACTTTTTCGACTTGCACAGAACCTGGTTCGCAGCAGATCGTAACACAATCAATCAAACGGGCAGACTGATGACTGAATTTGAGCTGATTGAAAATTTTAATCGTTGCGTTCTAGATCACACTCATGCTATAGTACACTATGACCTTATCAAGTTTGGTGGATTGTGGCGTCCAACTCGTCCCTCGGTGGCTACCTATTGGGGTTCTGACCGTGACATTGCCGACAGACACTTCGTACAACATGGGGTCAGCCAAAACGAGCTCAATCGAGCAAAACTTCTTCAATCTAGTTGACCATGCTAAATAGTACATCATACAATATTAGTAGGATGTATGATTAGGCATCCATCATCGCAAGATGATATTAGGCACATATTATGGCACATGAAAGGACAATATTATGGCATCTTTAGCAGAAATCCGCGCACGACTCCAAGCCGCAGAGTCGAACAAAGGCGGTCAATCCACAGGCGGCGACAATGCAATTTACCCACACTGGAACATGGATGAAGGCGCAAGCGCATTAGTGCGTTTCCTTCCCGATGGCAACTCCAAGAACACTTTCTTCTGGGTCGAACGTGCAATGATCAAATTACCATTCGCCGGCGTCAAGGGCGAAATGGACAGTAAGATTACCACTGTACAGATTCCCTGTGTAGAAATGTGGGGCGAGCAGTGTCCTATTCTTAACGAAGTACGCGGCTGGTTCAAAGACAAGAGCCTTGAAGAAATGGGTCGCAAGTATTGGAAGAAACGCAGTTACATCTTCCAGGGCTTTATCAAAGAGAATCCACTCAGTGACGATAAAACGCCTGAGAATCCTATTCGTAGATTCATCATAGGTCCTCAGATCTTTACAATTATCAAGAGCGCCTTGATGGATCCTGAAATGGAAGAATTGCCAACCGACTACGAGCGTGGCCTAGACTTCCGTATCAGTAAGACTACCAAGGGTGGCTATGCTGACTACAGTACAAGCAAGTGGAGTCGTAAAGAAAGCTCATTGAGCGAAGCTGAACTACAGGCCATCAGCACTTATGGTTTGTTTGATCTCAGCGAAAGTCTGCCCAAGCGTCCAGGCGAAGCTGAAATGAAGGTCATGAAAGAAATGTTCGAAGCATCAGTGAACGGCGAAGCCTACGATGCTGAACGTTGGGGTTCATACTTCAAACCAGCTGGTATGGCTGCGCCTGCTGGTGGTGATTCTTCCAGCAAGTCCTCTGCTCCTGCAAAAGTGACAGCACCAGCACCTGTGCATGTTGAAGAAGATGATGAACCAGACGTGGCACCTGTTGTAGCAGCACAGCCAGTCAAAGCAGCGCCTAGCAGTCAGAAAGCCGAAGACATTCTGGCAATGATTCGTGCTCGTCAAAACAAAGGCTAAATCCTGATAGTTAGACCCGGTTAACGCCGGGTCTCTATGGATTCTTATTTCTATCAAGGACCGTTATGGCTAAACCATTCGATGTTTCAAAATTCCGTAAGGAAATCACTAAGTCAATTGATGGACTTAGTATTGGATTTAATGATCCAACTGATTGGATCAGTACTGGCAACTACGCATTAAACTATCTGATCAGCGGCGACTTTCATCGTGGAGTGCCGCTTGGTAAAGTTACTGTGTTTGCCGGCGAGTCTGGTGCAGGTAAAAGTTATATCTGTTCTGGCAATATTGTGCGTAACGCACAACAGCAAGGTATTTTTGTAGTGTTGATCGACAGTGAAAATGCACTCGATGAAGATTGGCTCAAAGCACTGGGTGTTGACACTAGTGAAAGCAAACTACTGAAATTGAGCATGGCCATGATCGATGATGTTGCCAAGACAATTTCAACTTTCATGAGTGACTATAAAGGATTGGCAGACGGCGAGCGTCCCAAGGTCTTGTTTGTTATTGACAGCTTGGGCATGTTGCTTACCCCTACAGACATCAACCAGTTCGAAGGCGGTGACTTAAAAGGCGATCTAGGACGCAAACCCAAGGCACTGACAGCACTGGTACGTAACTGCGTCAACATGTTTGGCAGTTACAATGTTGGCCTGGTGTGTACCAATCATACCTACGCCAGCCAAGACATGTTCGATCCCGATGACAAGATTTCAGGTGGACAAGGCTTCATCTATGCAAGCAGTATCGTTGTTGCAATGAAAAAACTCAAGCTCAAAGAAGATGAAGATGGCAACAAGATTTCAGACGTAATGGGTATTAGAGCTGCCTGTAAGGTGATGAAAACACGCTATGCCAAGCCCTTCGAAGGTGTTCAGGTAAAAATTCCCTATGAAACAGGCATGAATCCCTACAGCGGCCTAGTTGACTTGGCTGAGAAAAAAGGACTGCTCAAGAAGGATGGTAATCGTTTGATGTTTGTGACATCAGATGGCGAAGTTATCAAACAGTTCCGTAAGGCCTGGGAAAGCAACGAAGATGGATGTTTGGATAAACTGATGGCAGATTTCAAAAATCAACAAGACGAGGTAAGTACGGCTGAATCAATACAGGAGGAAGCATAATGCATTCGGCAGTTGTAAGTGAAATTTGGAGTGAGATTCGTAGGTTTGTTCCCGGTCATGATCGCAGCGAAGCAGCTGACATCATTGTGAGCATACTAGTTGACAATGACGTTGATCCAGACGAAATCAAACAGGCATTCAAAGGCGATGCAGATGTAAGAGCCGCACTTGAAAGCTATCTTGATGAGGATGGTGGTTACGATGAAGAAGATTACGAAGAAACCGATGAGGACGACGAGGAGTGGTAATCAGTGTGGTATAGTCGTGTAGTAGCTGATCTAGGATCAATTCCTGACTTTATAGCTCATTATGAACAGGAACTAGAACAGGCACGTCGCGAATGTCGCATTTCCGGCATAGTGGAAAAAAATATAACTGCTTTACCCGGAGTTACCGAGCACCGTTTCAATCAGTTGCAGGAGATTGAAGCGGTGCTGAACTTCTTAAACATTCAACTACGTAAAATTCGACGTAGACACTTTCAAAAATATCTTGAAGCTTACGCACGTAGCCTTACCAGCAGAGATGCTGAAAAGTATGTGGATGGTGAGGATGAAGTAATTGATTTTGAAACTATTATCAACGAAGTGGCCTTGCTGCGCAACAAATGGTTAGGCATCATGAAGGCCTTGGATACTAAACAATGGCAAATGGGTCATATTGTTAGACTGCGTACGGCCGGCATGGAAGATATTACTGTATAAACTAGACTCTATGAAAATTGTTATTGTAACCGGCGGGTTTGATCCTGTACATTCTGGTCATATTTCCTATCTCAATCATGCCGAACATCTAGGCGACTGGCTGATTGTAGGCCTGAACTCAGACGCATGGCTAGAGCGCAAGAAAGGTCGTGCGTTCATGAATTGGCACGAGCGAATGACCATACTTGATAATCTACACATGGTGGATAGAGTAATATCTTTCAACGACGATGACGGATCTAGCATTGACGCTATCCGACAAGTCAAACAGATGTTCCCTAACGATCAGATCATCTTTGCCAACGGTGGTGATCGCACTTCCGACAACATACCTGAAATGGTGTTTGATGATGTAGAGTTTGTGTTTGGTGTGGGCGGAGATGACAAGAAAAATTCCAGCAGTTGGATACTAGAAAACTGGAAAGCACCCAAGACTCCACGCACGTGGGGTTACTATCGTGTGTTACACGAGAATGGCGAACAGGTCAAAGTCAAAGAGTTAACTGTGGATCCAGGCAAATCTTTGAGTATGCAAAAACACAAAGATCGAGCTGAAATCTGGTTCATTGCAGAAGGAACCGCAACACTCTATGACATAGACGAGCGTACCACAGATGTTGAACTACGTGCTACCTACAAGCAGTTTCAAACGCTGTTCATCAGTAGAAATCAATGGCACCAACTGGCCAATGAATCAACTGAACCTTTGAAAATTATAGAAGTACAGTACGGTGATCGTTGCGTCGAAGAAGATATTGAACGCAAATAAAAATCTCAGTACCCGCTTGCCTACTATACATAAAGAATAGGAGGCACAATGCACAAACCCGAAGCTTTTGTAACCGGAATGACCGGTCAAGATGGTCCTTATCTAGCTAGACTGTTGTTGGAAAAAGGCTACAGAGTCTACGGATTGATCAAACGTTACAGCAACCCTAACTTAGACAATCTAAAATGGCTAGGCATTGAAAATGACATCGAGTTAATCACCGGCGACATCACTGACGAAAACTGCATGAATCATCTCATGCGGTCAATACGTCCACAAGAGTTTTATAATCTTGCCGCACAGAGTTTTGTAGGTGTCAGCTGGGATCTAAACAAGTTGACCACAGAAGTCAACGCCATGGGTCCGCTGAACATTCTAAACGCTATCAAGACACACAGTCCTAATACTAAATTCTATCAAGCCAGCACCAGCGAAATGTATGGCAACAGTACCGGCGGACAGCAAAACGAAACCACACCATTCCATCCTAGAAGTCCATACGGTGTAAGCAAGTTGTATGCACACTGGATCACTGTAAACTTTAGAGAAAGTTATGGTCTACATGCCTGTTCGGGTATACTGTTTAATCATGAAAGTCCGTTGCGTGGGCGCGAGTTTGTAACACGCAAGGTCACCGATGGTGTTGCTCGAATCAAATTGGGATTGGCTGACACAATTACTCTGGGTAATCTTGATGCCAAACGTGATTGGGGCTTTGCCGGCGACTTTGTTGAAGCCATGTGGTTGATCTTACAACAGGCCGAAGCCAACGATTATGTAATTGCCACAGGTGAACAACATAGCATTCGTGAATTATTAGACATCGCGTTCAAACACGTGGGACTGCCGCATTGGTCACAGTACGTAAGTACTGATCCTAGATTCAAACGTCCTGCCGAACTGCACAGTTTGTGTGGAGACAGTGGCCGTGCTAGAAGTCTACTAGGTTGGCAACCTCAAACTAGTTTTGAAACCATGATCAAGGACATGGTTGATGCTGATCTAGAACGCCTTAGGTAACAGCAATTCTAAACAACGACCCTGGTTGATTTCTTCCAGGGTCCATTCAGTCCAACCAAGACGTCCAAACCAGCTAGATCTATTGGGTCTAGGTAGACTTTCTATTTGTGCAAGATCTGTGCTGCTGATAGGTTGACACAAACTGTTACTACTGCTGATCACCGGCACACCTTGCATTAGACTGGTAATGCCTGCTCCACTGTTCCAGTTAATCACACAGTGGGCATCTTGCATGATTCTAGCGTAATCAAAGTCGTCGTAAGTGTTAGGCAACAAAACTGGTTTACTGACATTGACTCCACGAAGACTGACCGGATCTCTAGGATGCGATCTTACGATTATTGGCCGATCGGTGTGTAATCTAATTTCAGCTATGGTGTTTTCTAACCAGGTATTCATCGAAGGCATACCTAGCCATTGCTCGCTGAGTTGGTGTTGGCAAGCTATTACAACGCTGTGGACGCTGGTACGCCATGGATCTAGGCCGGCTAAAA